AGGTACAAGAGTGAATAGTCAAACGGCAACTTTAGTACTTAAAAAAATGACGGTTGCAGATAGTGCGGAATTCAATTTACTCGCTTCCTCTTGCGCTCACGCTGTTGTATTAACGCGCAATGGTGATTACATCGCTTTAGGAATTACTGAAGGATGCAATTGGACTATCGTATCAAGTACTGGAGCAGCGAAAGCAGATTTTAACGGATATACAGTTACAGGAATAGCACAGGAAAACAAGCTAGCTCCATATTTAGATTCTGCAACAGTTACAGCGTTATTGGCAGTAGTAGTATAAAGTTTTCATTTTAGTTTTAGTTTTAAGCCCTTACTTTAATTAGTAGGGGCTTTTTTGTATAATAAAAAACGTGTTTTTTCGTTACTATTATAATGGTAGTTATTCCAACAGATACAACTCACGAAATTAGATTTATTCCTAGGACTTACCCTGAGAATGTTTTAGTAGTTACCATTGTGGACGAATTTACTGAGGCTGAAACGATACTATCAAACACGTACTATATTGATAAAGGATATATGTTTGTAGGGTTCGATCATACTTTTACAGAGCGCGACAATTATAGGCTTACAATTTCAAGTAATAGCGATGTAATTTATAGGGGTAATATTTTTGCAACCTCACAAGATCCGCAAGATTTTAAACTATCACAAGGGGTGTATTTATGAGTAATAATAAAATAGATATTAGTTTAATTCAATTCGCTACGTATGTAAGACCTAGCGAGGCAGTAGATAAGTCTAGGAATTGGGTGCTAAACGGAAAGAAAAATAGTTTCTATCAATACATTATAGATAGAGCTAGTGGAAGTCCTACGAACGCAAGTATTAACAAAACATATACAGATTTAATATTAGGTCAAGGCTTATCTTTTAAACCAACTCCAGGAGGTTCTTCAAAGAACGCTCAAGATTGGGCAAGACTTAAAACAATATTAAAGGATAGCGACTTAAAAAAAATTGCTACCGATTTTCAAGTATTTGGTGCTTCTTCTTTGCAAGTTCAAACCAATAATAAAAACGAATTAATAAGTATATCTCATGCTCCAAAGCAACAAATTGTACCATCAATTGAAAATGAGGACGGTATTATAGAGATGTATTGGCAGTCTAAGAATTGGGCTGAACCTTACAAAGTAGAAAACACACCAGTACCTTATCCAACTTTTGGAAGTAGTAAAGAAGGTTTAGAGATTTATGTAATACGACCCTATACGGTTGGAATGACTTATTTTGAAAGTCCAGACTACATTTCTTGTTTGCAGTATGCAGAATCTGAAGAGGAAATATCTAATATGAATATAAACGCGATACGCAACGGGCTATCGACGGGCTTTATATTGAATGTTAAAAACGGTATTAATTTAGAACCAGAAGATAAAAAGAAATTTAAAGACAACGTTACTGAAAAATTAGCGGGTTCTGAGAATGGTGGAAACTTTATTGTATCATTTAACGGAGAAGAAAACGAAGTTGAGGTAATACCCTTTCCAACATCAAGCGGAATCCATAAGCAGTGGGAAGTATTAAACGATGTTTGTGCTAGTAAGATAATGACATCGCACAGAGTAATAAGTCGATCAATTGTAGGGTTAGAAGCTAACACTGGTTTTAGTTCTTCTGCGGATGAAATGCTAGTAGCTGAACAGCAAACATTAAAAAGAGTTATCGCACCAAAGCAGAAGTATATAACGGACGCTTTAGAAGAAATATTACAGGTTCACAATATAAACTTAGATTTATTTTTTAAACCTCTTACAGAGGCACCTGTTGAGGCTGCACCTGTTCAAATGGCAAGCGTTGAAAAAAAAAAGCCGAATGCGGATGCACTAATGGCATTGGGTGAAGATTTGCCAGAAGGTTATGATATTATTTCAGATGAGCGATGTGATGAGATAACGTTTAAAGAAAGTGATTTAAATACATTGTTTGAGTTTGCAAGTGTACCAGTAACACCGCGAAAGAAATCAGAACAAGATACAAGTTTATTTAAAATAAGATATCGATACGCGGGTGAAGCAGTAGGGGAAAGAGATTTTTGTAATAAGGTTATAAACGCAAACAAATTATATAGAGCTGAGGATTTAGATTTTAATTCTAATTACAACGAAGATTTTGCGCCAAAGGGTAAAAATTCCTATAATGCCTTCCTTTATAAGGGGGGTGTAAACTGTAAACACTGGTGGCAAAGAGTTGTTTTATTGAAATCAAACAATGATAAAATAAGCGTAAATAAAGCGCAAAAAATGATACTAGAATTGGAGCCAGGAAAGGAAAGGAACGCAGCAAAATGGGATAAGAACCCTAAAGTAGTTGCAGAAATTGCAAGCGCATCGAACAATTATCATAGTTTGACACCTAATTACAGAAGATAATGGCAGAATTTTTATTTACAACGGACGCGGAAATGAAAAGCACAACCCTTTTAGGGGGTTCTACTGACCCAGATAAGTATAAATTTTGTATTTCTTTAGCTATGGATTCAGTAATTGAGCCAATGTTAGGAACTGAGCTATATGATTTCATCGCAACAGGCGCAGAAGCTGATACATTAACAGGCGATTACCTTGAATTATACAACGAATTTGTAAAACCGATCACTAAGTACGCGGGTTTAGCTGAATATTTATTAATAGCGTCTTATACTTTAGACAATGCGGGGCTATTTATACGCACTACTGAGAATGCTAACGCTGTTGATAGAGAGGAAAGTCAGTATTTAAGTGACAAATATATGGGTAAAGCTCAAAAATTTATAGGGAGGTTTGAAAAATGGATAGGTTTAAACCCTTTAGAACAATATAAGACAATACAAGACGATGTTAACGCGCAAAACGTAAAGCCCCAAGGAGGCTGGTTCTTTTAATGGAGGGTATAACTAGAAATATAGACAGACCTATTAAGGATTTAATGGGTGGTGTAAGTAGATTTTATATATTTAAGTATGTAAAGTATACGCGCTCGCAAATTGTACTAGACGATCAAAGTCTAATAGGATTTCCAGGCTCAGATATATACAAAGTTTATTCAAGCAATACCGATTTTACGCAACAAACAGAAATAGATGGCGGTGCAGTATCTTGGAAGCAAAATCTAACTATTGACATACCTAAAACAGAGATAGGGAGTCAAGCGCATCGATTTGTAAAGCAAAATTATAGGGTTATATTCCAAGATAATAACGGAAATTGGAGGGTATTAGGACTATATAATGGTTTAACTGCTAGTTATAGTAATGGAACAGGCAGCGATAAATCTAGTTTTTCGGGGTATAGCGTTACTTTTGAAGGTCAAGAAGACATGCAAGCGGTATATTTAGACGGTTTTGACCCAGGAACAGAAACGCCCCAAGTACCAGACTATGTTTTCCAAGATGGGAACAGCTTTAATTTTCAAGATAATAGAAATTATATATTTAATTAAAAAATAAAATGGCAGCAAGTAATCAAAAATTAAGCGATAGAGATTTCTTAATAGATCCAGTTAATGAGGATTTTATACATTGTGTAAAAAAAAGCGACACAACGGATTCACCCGAAGGAAGTTCAAAAAAACTAACTTGGGCGACAATTAAAGATACTTTGTTTAGCTTTCTAAAGCAACGCGATGTTTATGAAAGTACATATAGCGGGCGGTTAGGGCAAGTCGCAACAGTTGCACTAGATAGCTCTAGCGGTAATCTAGGCATGAAATTCCAATCGATGCCAACGTATACCGATATTGTTGGAGGAAATGCTATAATAACGGGCGGTATTTCAAACATAATCGGTACGTTATCGTATAGGGTTTGGGCGAGTAAATTCATTGTCAATAACGTTGTGTATACAAATTATATTAGTGATACGGTAACGTTAAACAATGGGGATGCAACCAACGCAAGATTTGATAGTATTGTAGTTGAAGTGGATTCTTCTGACCCGCCAAACGTAACAATTGATGTTGTCGAAGGAACACCCGCTGCAAATCCATTAAAGCCTACAATTAACTTACAAAATCAAGTGGAATTGTCATTTGTAGACATTCCAGCGTTAGCTACATCTGATGGTAATGCTACTTTAGAGCCTATATACAATGAGAATACAGGCGAACCGAATGAGTGGGACAACATAGCTTTACAAATTGGCGGGGATTTAGCTTATACAGTAGATCCATTTATAGGCACGTTATGCACGAAATTCGATCCAATTGTTGGAGGTACTACAAGTTGGCAAAAGGACTCTATGCACGCTTTTAATATTGAGGAAAGTTTAGTTTTCGCGATGAAATCAGAAACTATAACGGAGCAAAACACACAAATAAACATAGAGCTAAATAATAGTGTAGACGGTCATTATTATAACATCAAT